ATCAACACACGCGGGCCGACGTGCCGGTAATAGTGGTTCACACTGGGAGGCCACGGCAGTTCAAATTCCGCCGTCATTTGTTCCCGAACTGAAACAGGAAGGGACTGTTCGCGGGGACGATGCCGGAGGGCGTTTTTCCATCCCAGCGCTTCGCCGATTCCAGCCGGGCTTCGGCTTCCATCTGCCGGATTTTGAGTTCGATCATCTTGGTCTGCGCCTCGGCGGCTTTTGCGAATTCCTCCGCTTTCGCCCGCTCGTTCTGCGCGATACTCAAATCCTTTTCGTTGATAATCTTCTGTGCTTCGCGCTCCTGATCCGCCTGTTTGACGCGCGTCTCATTCACGAAAACCGCATCGATGGTTTTCTGTACTTCCGCGTTGTCGTAACTCATGCCGTCCGCAATGCCGACCGAGGAAATCGTGATGCCGTACTGTGCAAAATGCGCGGTCAGTTCTTTTGCCAGACCAAGAACGATGTCTTTCTTTTCCTGTTGGCATTTGGAGAGATTGCGACTGCCGAATTCACGCGCCAACACATTCTGAATAAAACCTTTGACGTTCTTGTTCATCACGTCGGAAAGAGAATTGCCGGGGTAATAGTAGAGGAATTTTGCGGCGTCCTCCTCTTTAATCATGCCGGTGCAGTTGACTCCGGCGGTAAAGCCGACACTGTCCAGCGATTCGACCATGATTCCGTTCTTTTCCAGCCACTGGCACGTCACTGGGGCGCGGTCAACGACGATCACGCGGGCGAGCGGAATCCATTCGTAGTCGAACCACGCCCGTCCAAGCGAACGTTTGCGAAGCGGAATGATGATGCGTTTCGTCGCAACCTTCGCTTTTTCAAGATATTCGATGGACATAAACTGAGCCTGTTTCGCCTTGGTGTCGCCCTCCAGCGGAACCACAAAGGCGGTCTCGTTGTTCTTGACCTCGACGGCATGTTCCGCGGGATACGGGCCGCATCCGGTCAGGACAGTGCAGACGGTGGCGGCGGCGAACAGGGAAAAGAGAATGAACTTAATGTGTTTCATGAGAGGATCTTTCGTTTACAGTTTTAATGATTCGTGCGATCAGCCATCCAATGCAGAACCAGACGGCCAGGTTGAAAATTGTGGAAATAGATTCGAGTCCGACGATGTACAGCATCCCGGCGGGAAGAGTCCCATTGACCTGCTCCGCAAGGGTATCGGTTCCAACGAGGTACGGCGCAAGACGCGCCGTGAGCCTCGCCAGGACAATCATCGCCGCCAACAGAAGCACGGGAGCGGCGAAACGTCGCATTAGTTGCCCCTTGCCCACGGGGGCGCGGCGTTGGTCGGTTGTGCGACCGGGGTGTTCTGCGTCGCGCCGGAGAGCGCCGCTTTCGGGGCAAAACCGCGAATCTCGTTGACGATTTCGTCGTCCTGATTCTTGCGGCAGCGGACCGTGATGGTGAGCGGCAGATTGTGGAGTTCCACCGAATCGCGCGGCTGGATCACGTTGACTGCACGGCAGATCGCGGAAAGGTCGGCACGGGCCATGCGGACGGCTTCTGGGTTCGCGTTTTCCAGATTCAGACGCGCCCAGAGCTTGCGGCTCTTGTAATCCCCTTCTATGACCTCGAATTCGAGTTGCAGATATTTGCCCGTTCCGGATTTGGTGTCTTTCATCTCGGAATCGGTGATGACGGCCTGATATTTTCCCGCCGGAATGGCATCGAAACCGATGCTCGGTTCGACCTCGTTCGCATTGAAATTGAGTGTGGACATGGTGTGTTTCCTTTGTTTTTACGCCAAGCAGAGGGCGTGATGGTTGAAAGCGGTTCTGACTTTGGGCGGCTTCGGACGCGGCTCGCTGATCGCGACCGCCGGAGCGCCGGGACACTGAATGTGTTCGTGATATTCGACGGGCGAATACTCGTCCCGGACGGCGCGGTAGCGTTCGCCGGGACGGATCATCTGCCCGCAGAGATCACACGCCATCGGACGATACGCCGTCCGGATTTTTTCGTGCATGTTTTTTCACCTCATAGACTTTGCGTTCCTTGAATTCTTCCTGTTTTCCCTTGTTCCAGTTGCTGACCGGGCGAAAATACCCGCAGACGCGACTGAACACCTCCCCCAAAAAGTTGCCACCCTTCGCTCACGGAGCTCGGGTCCCCGGCTCCGCCGGGGCTCCGGGTACTTTTCGGGGACCCCGCTCTCCGTCATTCCGTTCAGCTTCGCTGTACTCATGACTGCGAGATAGGTTGAGATATTTTGCTGTAAGCGTCGATAAACGCCTGCCACGAAAGCGGAATCTCGGCGGGCAGACCGTAGCGGTTTTTCGCAATGCAGGCCGGACTGCCGACCGTGCGAATGATGCGTTCTCCGCCGTCCGAACCGATGGGCGCGGCGATGGCGCGGTCGTTTTCCTTCGTCACCCGGAACTTCTTGTTTGCAAAAAGCACCGCATCGACCCATTCCGCGATCAGCGACGCGGCATGCTTGTGAAGCCGGGGCGTGTAGCGGTCATAGGCGGCGTTTTCCGGGTCTTCGAAACGCTCCACCTTGGCGTGTGCGACCAGAATCACCATCATTCCGCGTTTATCCCGGAGTTCCTGAAGCAGATTGATGACCTTGCGCCAGTGGGTGAGCGCATGGGTGTAGCCCCTGCCATAACCGCCATCGGCTTTTTCAATGTTCCGGACGCCATATTCGCGGCAGACCTCATCGAAAATCAGCCGCTCCAGCCAGTCGGCGGAATCAACCACCACGGTCTGGAAATCGTGCGGTTCGTCGCGGAGCGCGGTCAGTTCCGCAAGAACTTCCGCGAGGCTGTGCGCCAGCGGGAATTTCTTGCAGTTGATTTCGCCAAGGCCGTCCTCGGTCTGCACGAAGATCGCTCCCGGCGCGGATGCTCCGAACGTGGACTTTCCCACGCCTTCGCTTCCGTAAATCATGATGCGGGGCGGCTTGCTTTCCCGCCCGGTCTGAATGTTTTCCAACATTCCCATTGTGTGTTTCTCCTTGAAAGTTAGTTGATTGCGAGTTCGAGTTGCAATGCCTTGACGAGCTTGCGGATTTGCGCGGTGTTCATCCTGGAATGGATGTCCGCCATAACGGCGTGAACCAGTTCCGCATCGGCGTCCGGTTCCGGCATTACCGCCGGACGGCGAGTCCGCATCGTTTCCTCATAGGCACGGTTTATTGAAAAGTGCCCTTGGCGTAAAGCGTCCTTGACCGCATCCGGGGCATAGTCGCAAATGGCGCGTAATTTTTCAACTTTGTTGCGTGATATTCCAAGAACCAACGCGGTCTTATCTGCCGTTTTGCCATGCTTTTCATTCCCGCATGGTCGTCCGACACGCCTCCGGATATCCAGTTGCACAAGGCATTTGAGCAATTCTGCATCCGTCAAATTTCGACGATTGCTCTGACTGCGAATGGCATATTCCAATGCCTCGTTTTCATCATCGAATCGACGACAGATAACCGGAACGGTTTCCAATCCGGCAGCAATCGCCGCTTTCAGCCGGGTGTGGCCGTCCACCACGGTCATGTTCCAAACGACAATCGGATGACCGGAGTCAAAACCGTTGACAGTCATATCGTCGATGATTTCGGAAATAACCGTGTCGCGGATCGGAAAAATGTTTTTGAATGGTTCGGCGGTTTTCAAACTCCAAACGGGAACCTGAACGAGCGGCAGTTCGATGTTGTCAAAATTACTGTTCATCTTGATTTTCTCCGGGGATCATAGTTGCGATCAGTTTACCGATTTCACTTGAGAGCGTGTCTCCGAGGCTGTCTTTCTCCGCTTTGGAATAACGGAGTTCCGGATATTCCTGAGCCTCGCGTTCGAACCGATTTTTCACCATTTTGACGATGCTGTTTTCGAGAGCCTCAAGTCTTGATTCCTTAATTTCCTTCAATGCCTCGCCGGTCGGCGCTTCCATGGCTTTGGCTTCTTCCTCACGGCGACGTTTCATCGTTTCATTGTAGGCTTTATTGATGGAAATTTTACCGCTGGAAACGGCGCTCTTGATTTTTTCCGGCGCATGGTCGTTTACGGTACGAATCCGTTCCACTTTCGCACGGGATACACCAAGCAGTTCAGCTGTCTTTTGTGCGGTCTTTCCCGAAGCCTCATGTGAGGCTTTGGCGTTTTCGCATCCGCCTTTGGAATTGCGCTTATCCAGTTCATTGATACAGGTCAGCAACTCCGCATCGCTTAAATTACGACGATTCCGTTGTGCGCGGATCGCATACTGGAGCGCTTCATCCTCGTCTGCAAACTCTTTCAGCGTAATCGGAACCTTGTTCAGATGGATTTGCTGTGCCGCGGCCAGCCTGGTATGCCCGTCGACCACGGTTACCTTGTGTCCCCCCCAGATGATAATCGGATGGGCGTAATCAAAGCCGTTTTGTTTCATGTCTTCCACAATTTCATTCAAAACCGATTCCTTGATTGGAAAAAGAGTTTTGAACGGAGCCGCCGTATGGAGTGCCTGAATCGGCATCAGTGAAATTTTGTCTTCCATCACTTCACCTCCGGGAGTTCTTCGGTGTTGTTCCAGCGGAAAACAGACAGGTCGCGGCCTTTCAGAAAGGCATTCCACGCCTTGGTGTAATACGCCAGCGTCTCGCGGACAGTGAGTTTGTTTTTGCTCATGCGGTTATCCATGAGTTTCCCGCGAAGCGTCATGACCGGATGACCGGTATGGAGATTTTCGCCGCTTTTGACCAGTTTGATGAATTCCTCGGCTTTCAGCGGATTCTTGCGGAGAAAGAGATAGAAGCAGAAACCCATGTGCGATTTCACAAAGTGGTGCGCTCCGCACTCCGCGACCGCGGCTGCCTGTTCGATCAGATCCCGGTTTTCATCGTAATATGGTTCAAGAATGGAATTCCGGGTTTCCGTTTTGGCGGAACCTGCCCGCATCTGTTTGTCGTAATTGTCGTAAATCCAGGCGAGTTTGGTAATCGTGGCCGCCGTGATGTAGTGCGCGGAACCTTTGATTTTCAGCAGATGATGAAACAGGCGGATAACGCCGCTGTCAATGGAACCGACCGCTTCCTTGCGGACGTTGTAAACCACAATCATCGTGACGGTCATGCCGGATTCAATGATCGCCCAGAGACGATGCTGTCCGTCCAGAACAGTTCCGTCCTCGGCGATTTTGATGGTTTCGCCGTTCTGTTCCCACGCGCCGGATGCCATATCGTTGGCGTACCGGGTCACGTTCAGCTGGCTGATGTTGCGGTTCATGGTATTGAGTTCCAGCATTTTCGCAGCCATGTCCGGGGTGATGTCGAGAGTCTTGGTGATAATCTTTTTCATATTGGAAATATCCTTTTGTATGTAATTTGAAATCAGAGGGAATCAATGAGACGGAGGTCTTCGTATCCGGTCGGCCAGACGCCGGTCGTGCAACAGGCACGGAAGCGTTCGAGCGCCGCCTTGTTGGAAAGCTCTGCGAGATCCAGCACCTCGTCAGTCAGTTTCCAGACTCCGGCGGAAAACGGCTCGTTTTTCTCCACCGCGATGATGTGAACGGGAACGGTAATTCCCGTCGCCTTGCGAATGACAGCCCGGTAAAACGCCAGCTGGTGGATGTATCCGTAGCGGCGGCAGTCGGACTCAAACCAGCGGAGACTGTCGCAGGTTTTGAGATCAACCAGACCGAGCGACGGGTTGAACCAATCCATGCGGATCTGGCACGGAACGCCGCAGTATTCGGCGCGGATCACGCCCTCCGCTTCGCCGTTGGCCAGCAGTTCGGATGCCGTCGGCTGGAGCCAGACTCCGGTCTGAAGTTTCAGAATGAAGTTGTAATCCTTGCCGGAAACGACCTCCCGATCCTGCGTCGCCGCCCATTCGGCAAACGCCTTGGTCTTGGAGCCGTAGGATTCGCCGGTGCGGGGATTGATCGGACCGTCCGAAACCACATACTCGTGATCGAAAGCGTTGCGGCCTTCCAAAATCAAGCAGTGCGCGGCGCGTCCCATGATGAAAGCTGCGGATTCGGTTCCCTCGATTTTGCCGGTGACTTTTTTGCGGTAGAGAGCCGGGGATTCCCGGAAGTCGGCCAGCAGGTGGCTCGACATAAATTCTCCGCTGCGGCTGCGGGCGTGGTATTCGTCCGCCGG